ATCTGAAAGTTCTTTGCTTACTGCATCCCTCGGAGCCACCACATTCTGCTGCTCCAGCGAAGCATAAAACCCCTTTTGTTTTTCAATATCTAAAGCCTCAAACGATTCCTCACCGAGCAACGACATCACAATATTTCCGGAATCCTGAAGGTTCTTCATGCCAATAGCACAGGCAAGTCGGAACCTCTCTTCGCTCTTGTATCGCGGATCATGTTGGCTTAGGGCATGAAGTAACAATGGCAGGAGCTCCAAGCTCAGTAGTTTGTCCTTGTGGCTCCGCGACACCTTTCTTTGCATTTTAGACTTTTCATCACCCTGCGTGGACAACAACAATCCATCCAATGCAATTAGCTTTCCCATTTCTTCCAGTGCAAGCACGGAGAGTGAAAGCGCAGGGGCGTGCCTCCCATTCTCCTTTAGCAATTCCGCAGACGCGACTAGATCTCGGATATTGTGCCAACACGCGACAAATCCTGCTTCCAATATGTCAATTGATGACGTGTAGCTCTGCTTCTTGCCCATTCTCACTTCCTCGTGTTCCAAGCGCGTTGTTACACTGAGCGATAGACTGACGTCGAGATTCATCTTGGTGATCGCGTTTAGATCTCAGTGATCCACCCACCCTGCCACGATCCGCCCCGGCACGCCATCGATGGCCCGCTCGGCATCCCGCGCCAGATCCAGTCGCTTGCGCAGCTTGACCTGCGGCACGAGGAGGAAGATCGGCACAGTGGTCAGCCCGCGACCGGTCTTCGCGCGGGATGCCACGGCGCGCCCTTTGCTGTTCAACCGCCCCTCGGCCACCAGCAGGCTCGGGCCGCGGCGGCGGTAGATCAACCGCAGGCGCAGGCCGGTGCGGCGCTCCCATTCACCGGGGGTAATGCGGCCGCCACGGATGGATTTGCCTGCGGCCGGGGTGGGGATGGCCAGCCAGAACCCGTTGCGCGACCGGATCAGTGGTCCGGCGTCGTGCGCGCCGACGATCACCGGGGCGTTCGACCAGACCAGCGCCGCGGCGTTCAGGCTGTCGCCGCCCTTCGGATAGGTGGCCAGCCGGATCGAGTTGCCCAGCCGGGTGCCCAGCCCCGCGCCGGTGATCTGGCCGCGCCAGGCGGATTTGAGGCCCGCGCCCGCCTCGCGCATGGCGGTGGTGACGGCCTTTTCGCCCGCAGCGATTTCCGCCTGCATCAGGGCAGCAAGGTCGGGGCTGATTTCCAGCTTCAGCTTCATGCGGGCCTCAGATCGAGGGTCCAGATCAGCCGTTCCCGGTCGCGCAGTGGTTCTCCCTGGATCACATGGCTGTCCGCGCCGATGACGATCACGTCGCCCGGGCGCGGCGCGGGCAGGTCGGCGACGCGCACATCGACTACCGTCGTGTCGCTGACGAACCGCCCCGCGCCGAAGTTGGTGACGCGGTCCGGGGCGCGGCGGATGATGCGGATCGGGCGTTCCTCGGACGTCGTCGCCGAGATCCAGAGGGCCGGGGCCGCCATGGCATCATGGGTGAAGATGCGGTCCATGGCGGCGGCGAAGACGGACATGGGTGGGTCCGTCAGTTCGACGTGTGCAGACGGATCGCCAGCCGGGGCCGTTTGTTCACCGGCAGGATCGAGGCTTCGGTCATGACATCGATCCAGCGGCCCTTTTCGTCGAGATGCTGGCGGGCGTAGAGGGGCAGGCCGATAGTGTTGGCGGTCTCGAGCAGGTTCGCGGGGCCGCCATAGGTGGTGAAAGTGTCCATCGTGCCGAGCGGGAAAGCGATGCCGTCGTTCGCGGGGACCAGCCGCTCGGTCGCCTTGGTCGAAAGGGTCACCGTGCCGGAATACTCCTCGAACAGGATGCCGCCGAAGGGGAAGTTGCGGCGGACATCCTCGCGCAGGGGCTGGGCGCCGGTCGAGGCGTAGAACTTGTAGGCCTCTTCCGTCTTCGGATGGGCGATCAGCTTGTCGAAGAACTCCCGGCTGACCAGCGCATGGACCGAGGTCATCGCCTCGCCCAGCAGATTGTCCTCGATGGCCCGCAGAACCTCGCGGACCTTGCCCTGCACGTTGGTCCCCGCGGTGCCGAGCACGAAGTCAACCGAGATCTGCGCCAGGCCGAATTCGGTGAAGTAGTTGTAGAGGGTGGTGCCCGCGCCGTCCTTCACGATGCCGCGGAGCGCGTTCATCTCCATGTATTCGCGGGTCTGGGCGTGCTTGCGCCGCATAAGCAGCAGCTTGCGGTTCATCACCTCCACGAGGGGATCGGCGCCGTCGAAGGCGCCCAGCGCGGGGGCGCCTTGGATGTCGGCAGGCAGGACCACATCGTCATGCGGTATCCACGGCAGGGCGAAGCTCCGCATGGACCGGCCCTCGCGCGTGCCGACGGTGGCCGGGCCGCCGAGGGGGACGGAGGGCAGGAGGCTCAGGACGCCTTCGTATTGCTCGATGATGACCGAGCGCTGGCTGACCCCTTCGAAGCGGAAGAGGCCGATCTGGGCGAGGCGGGTGTAGAGGTTGGGCAGGATGTTGATGGCCTGCGTCATCTCGGCCAGCGAATAACCGCCAGCGTCGAAGGGATTGCGGACGATGGTCATGGGGATGCTCCGGGGGATGAGGGGATTGGACGTCAAACGCCGTCGCGGGCGATGATGCCGACAGCGCCCAGCTGGGTGATCTTGGCGGCGATCTTGGCCGCGTCGTTGACGGTGGCCTCGTAGGCGAGGGCGGCGCGCGACATGATGGCGGGACCACGGGTGACCACGATGCCCACCGCGTCGGCGAGCGTGGCGTTCACTGGATAGAGGAGCACGGCGACTGCGGTTTGCGAACCGTCGGCACCGGTCGCGGGCGAGAGGGTGTATTTGCCGCTGGCGGTGACGCGGCCGAGAACGGCACCGGCGGGGTAGTTGGTGCCGATCAGCAGCGTCACCACCTCGCGGGTGTAGTTCGGGTTGACCTCATATTTGAGGACATCGCCCATGCTGGGCGGTTCCGTCAGGACGGGCATGGTTCAGTCTCCGGGATGTTGGGGGGATGGGATGCCCGATCCGGGCGGTGCGCGTCAGCGCGAGGCAGCGGCCGATTTCTTCGCGGCCGCCACGATGGGGCTTTCCTTCGCGCCCGCTGCCGGGGCGGTGGCGATGATGCCCGCGGCATCGCTCCGGGCGGCGAGATCGGCCAGCACCTTGGCGCGCAACGCTTCGGGCTTCACGCCCTTGGCCACGGCATCGGCAGCATCGATCTGGATGCCGAGGCGCGCAGCTTGTGCGCAGACCTGTGCGACTTCGGCTGCTTCGGCCCGGATCGCCGCAGGAGAGGCCGCGGCCGCCGTGGTTTGCGGCGGCGCGACTGCCGCGGGCGGGGCCGGTTCCGGCGGGGTGGTGGCAGCAGGCGCAGTCGCAGGCTGCGCATCGACTTCGGGGGCAGTGGTCATCATCGGGCCCTTTCCTTTGGGAGTGGATTTGAGTGTGGATGTGCCGCGGGGTGCGGCGGCGAAAGCGCGGAAGGCGGTGACAGGATCGGCCACCTCGTCGGCCAGACCGGCGAAGACCGCCGCCTCCCCGCGGAACACGGAGGCCTCGGTGCCCAGTGCCTGGCTTGTGTCGAGGCGGCGGCCACGACCCTCGGCGACGGTTTCGGCGAAAAGCTGTCGCAGGTCTTCAAGTTCGCCCGCGATCCGCGTGCGGACGGCCTCGGGCAGCGGCTGATAGGGGTTTGCATCGACCTTGCGGGCCCCGGCGTGGATCAGCGTGACGGCGATGCCCTTCTGGTCGAGCGCCCCGCTCATGTCGCTGTGCATGGCCACGACACCGATGCTGCCGACTGCGCCGGTGCGGGGCAGGATGATCCGGTCGGCCTGGGAGGCCAGCGCATAGGCGGCCGAGAGGGCGTGATCGGCGACGAAGGCGTGGATCGGCTTGACCTGACGCGCGGCGCGGATGCGGTCGGCGAGGTCGAAGGCACCGGCCACCTCACCGCCGAAGCTGTCGATGTCGAGGGCGATGCCGCGGATCGCAGGATCAGTGACAGCCGCCTGCAATTGCGCCGCAATGCCTTCATAGGATGTCAGCCCCGACGACTGCCCGATCCAGGCGCCGCGATGCACCAGCGTCCCCGCGATCTCGATGACGGCGATCCCGTCGACGACAGCGAAGGGCTGGCCACCATTCCGTGCCTGACGGTTGGTCAGATCATCGCGGAACAGCGAGCCCCGAGCGGGCAGGTTGGCTGCATGCTGATCATCGGCCGCGATTTCCAGCCCCTCAACGCTGATCTCCCGCCCTGCGATCCGCGGACCAAGCCAGGTCAGGAAGGCCAGCGCCTTGGCAGGATCCACCATCAGGGGCGTGTTGAAGACGCGCTGGGCGATCTGGGTGTGATGCATCATCCTTCCTCCGCGGACCGGGTTTCCCGGTCCTCGCCATCGTCTTCCTGATCACTGGCGTTCTGCTGATCTTGCTGCGGGCTTTCGGTGCCGCTCTGTCCTGCGCTGCCACCCGCCGCCTGCGCGGGCGACCCCGGCCGCCGGAAGTCGAGACCCAGTTTTGCCTCGCGCATGCGTTCCGCGGCGATCTCCCGGTCGACCTGCTCGGCGTCATAGCCGCGCTCGGCGATGGCCTGCGTGCGGGATTTCAGGCCCGCCTCGATCTGCAGGATTTCCGCCGAGGCGTCCTTGGCCGGGTCGATCCAGTCCCATTTCGTCGGAAGCCAGTCACAGGCGAGATACGCGCGCCGCTCCGCCGCATAGCCCGGCAGATCGATGGCGCCCGCCAGCACCGCCATGTCCATCCAGCGCGTCCAGACCGCGCGACAGAGCTGATAGACCATCACAGAATGCTGGAAGGCCGAGATGCGGCGGCGGAAGTCGACGAGGGCGATCCGGGTATTGGAGAAGTTCCCCTTCGCTGTGTCACCGGTCAGATAGCCATAGGGTACGCCCAGCGCCGCGCCGATCTGCAACAGCGTGCGGTACTGGAAGGGTTCGTAGGTGCTGCCCGAGTCCGGGGTTGACGGTGTGGTGACGTCTTCGCCGGGGTCCAACCGCACCACCTGGCCCGGTTCGACCTCGAGATCGTCCTCGGCTGGATCAAGGGCCGTTTCTGGCGCAGGCGACGTGATGAACATGGCGAACATCGCCGCGGTCTTTTTTCGTTCGAGTTCCGCATCGTCGTAGAGGTCGAGCGTGAAGAGTTTCACGACAGCCGCCGCGAAGCGCGACACGCCGCGCAGCTGCCCGGCCTCGACGGGGTCGAGGATGTGGATGACCTCTGATGCGGGCACGCGCACCGTCTCGCCCGCGAGGCCCGGATCGGTACTGTCGCCCGGATGGCGGCGCAGGAAGTGGTAGGCCACGCGCCGTCCGATACCATCGAATTCGATCCCCTGCCGGATCGATCCCGCACCGGGCAGGACGCGGGTCATGTCCTGGGGCAGCATCTCCGAGGGCAGCATCTGCAGCTGCATCGGCACCGTCAAACCATCTTCGGGACGCCGCGTGCGGATGCGCAGGAAGACCTCGCCTGCCAGAAACACCTCGCGTGCGGCGCGGCGCTGAAGGCCGAAGAAATCGGTCAGACCCTCGGCATCGGCCTCGTCCGTCCAGGCGAGCCAGAGCTTCTGCAATTCCTCCTTCTTTGCGGCATCGGCGATCTTCGACGAGGGCTTGATGCCGTCGCCGACGACATGGTTCGCGAAGGCGTCGACCGCGTTGGCCGCGTAGCCGTTGTTCCGGACCAGCCAGCGGGCGCGGGCGGTGATCGTCTCGCCCGAGGCGGCGATCAGGGTGTTCACATGCGCGCGGGTGGCGCGGAAGCCGCGCATGCGGCGGTGCGACTGCGCCGCGTCGAACCCGCCGATGATTGAGCCGAGGCGCTGACGGAAGGCGTCGAGCACCATGGTCAGAGACCCTTCGTCGCGACCGTGCCCCAGCGGCGGCGACGCGGGGTGGCAGAGCCGGTAGCAATCCGTCCCTCCAGATCCCGGATCCCCGCCGCCAGTTCGGCGTCCGAGCCATAGGTCACGGTCTTGCCGTCGTAGCTGACGCTGCGCAGCCCGGCGAAGCGGGCTTCCTGCAGTGCCGTGAGCAGGGCCTGCATGCGTTCCAGGTCCATCAGTCCCTCATGAAGTTCGGGGTGTAGGCTCGCCGTTTTCGGCGTGGCGTGGTCAGGGTTCCGGCCTTTGGCTGGGCCGGGTCTTGCGTGGCACTGTCGGTTGCGGTGGCCGTGGGCATGCGCGTTTCCACGCCCGCTTGCGCTTCCAGCCGCCGCCATGTCGCCTCGTCCCACCGGTCGGCGCCGAGGATCCACGCTGCGGCACGGGCGTAGACCCGGCAGTCCAGCGCCTCGTTCCGCTCGCGCATCTTCTGCCATTCCTGACGGGCATAGCCGCGCTTGTTGCGGATCGTGACCAGTTGCTCGGCCACCAGCTGCTTCAGCCATTCGGTGTCGACCCATCCGGGGATGTGCATGGTCCCCGGTGCGTCGAGGGCGTCGAGCGCCCGGTCTTCATCACTCGGCCGCTCGATCCGCAGGAACCGGTAGGTCTCCGCCTTGAAGGTTGCCGTTGCAACCGACCAGAGCCGCGCGCCACGGCGCAGGCGTTTGCCGCCGATGGTGGCGTCGACGAAGGTCGGTCCTGAGACCGGCGCCGCCCGGTTGAAGCCTTCGAGGCCTTTGAGGGGTGCCACCTGTTCAAAGCCAACCTTGCGCGACCAGGCATAGACCGCCGCGGCCTCGTAGCCGGTGTCGATGCCCAGCCGCGCCACGGTCATGAAGGCACCGTTGGCATGCTGCCACGACCGGCCGAGGAGGGCGGTCAGCTTGTCCCAAGCGGCCGGATCGTCGGGGCCGCCCGGGATGACGATGTGATCGACGAGCCAGCTTTCCATGCCCCGGCCCCAGGCCCAGATGTCGACTTCGATCCGGTCCCTCTGGACGTCGGCCCCGGCGGTCAGGAACAGCCCCGCCACAGGCACGGTGCCCGGCTTCCAAGCCTCCCGCCGATCCGCCAACCGCTGCCATTCCGGCGCGTCGCCGCTTTCGACCCATGTTTCGCCCAGAAGCGTGTTGCGCGCGGCGCGCAGCGTCTCGTCCGACCCTTGGGCCGCCAGCCACTCCCGCGCGACGTCGGACCAGCTTTTCCAGCCCAAGGGCGAATAGAGCGCCGAAAGGTGGAAGCCGATGGCCTTCGGATCCCTGGAGACCGCAGTCGCCCGCCATTCGCCCTTGGCCAGCATCTCGGTTTTGTGGTGCTCGGCGATGGGGCGCTCGCAACCCTCGCAGTGGTAGGCCGCTGTTTCCGGCTTTCCCTTCGCCCAGCGCAGGCGGTCGAACTGCAGCCACTGCATCGTCCCGCAATGCGGGCAGGGCACGAAGTAGCGCCGCTGGTCGCTAGCCTCGAACTCGCGCTCAATGCGCGACAGCCCCCGGATCGTCGGGGTCGAGACCATGAACACCTTGCGCCGGTGTGAGAAGGTCGTGGTCCGCGCTTCCGCCAGCGTGACCGGATCGCCTTCCTCGTCGGCCGAGGCCGGATAGGCATCGACCTCGTCCAGAAACACATAGCGCGCGGGCATCGACCGCAGGCCGGTGGCGGAATTCGCCCCGGTCAACACCAGGATGCCGCCTGGAAACTCCTTCGACAGCATCGAATTTCCGGCATCGCGCGACCGGGCCGGGTTCACCCGTTCGCGCAGCGCCGGGCTGTCCGCGATCAGCGGATCGAGACGGCCCCGCGAGGTGCGCTTGGCCAGTTCGAGGCTCGGCAGCACCGCCAGCATCGGCCCTGGGGCGTGATGGATCACGAAGCCGATCCAGTTGTTGCCCGCTTCCGTCGCGCCCACCTGCGCGGCCTTCATGAAGGTGATGCGCTGGGCCGGGTGGCCGGGCGAGAGCGCATCCATGATCTCGCGCAGATAGGGTGCGCGGGCGGTGCGATAGCGTCCCGGCTCGGCCGCGCCGCGCGACGACAGCCAGCGATGCTGATCCGCCCATTCCGACACCGTCAGGTTCGGGTCGGGGCGCATACCCTGCCGCCAGACCCGCAGCAGGTCCTCGGCGCCGTCGAAGCCAAGATCGAGGCCCGCGGTCAGGTCGTTGTCATCGTCCTCATCATGCAAGCGAGACCCGGAGGTCGGCGAGGGCGTCGAGCTGTTCGCGGACATGGGCTTCCAGCACCCTCTGCATGATCGCGGTCTCGATCG